ATCAACAATTCTGAAACGCCAAACTGGGTATTGATACCTACGCAATGAGGATAACATGACGATCAATTACACAACGAATTTGAGTTTGGCCGAACCAGTCACTGGAACGGAATCAGGTACTTGGGGCGATGATGTAAACAAGGGGTTGACAGATTACCTTGACATTGCGATTGCGGGTACTTTGGCACTCACATCCTCTTCATTCACAGCCAATGCGCTGACACTTGCCAATACGACTGGTAATAATACTAGTAACGGCATCACATCTACGACAGGGCAATACTACATTTTAAAAGTTAGCTCACTAACAGCCAACGTCACAATTACTGCCCCAAGCTCCAGTAAAACATATGTGGTGGTTAATCTCGACCCTACATACACAGTCACAATTAAAGCATCAGGGCAAACAGGAGCCACAATCCCTGCTTCTAGTAAAGCGCTGGTAGTTTATAACGGAACAGACTATACACAAGTTGGCGCTTCTGCTGGCGGTTCAACCACACAAATTCAGTATAACAACGGCGGAGCGTTGGCGGGTTCAGCTAACCTGACATTTAACGGTACAACCCTAACAATGGGTTCAAGTACTGTATTTGCTGGAGATTTTAGTAACGCTACTTTTGCAAATAGAACTGTATTTCAAACCAGCACAAGCAATTCTTCAACTGGAGTTTATGCGGTTCCAAATGGAACCAGCACTGCCGCATCGTGGCAAGCGCTAAACAATTCCAGCCCAACAAATGCCTCTAAGATTTTAATTGCAACAAACGGTTCAACCGATGTTCAGTTGGTGTCTGGTATTAACGGTACAGGAACATATTTACCGCTATCTATTTACAACGGCGGTGTAGGCACATTTGTTTTTGGTACTTCTGGCCAGTTTGGTATTGGGCCTTTGGCATCTGTTAATTACGGAACATCTGGTCAAGTTTTAACATCTGGTGGAGCAAGTGCTGCACCATCATGGACAACTGTTACAGTTTCAGGTGCCTATACTCGTACATCGTTTACGGCAACTGCTTCACAAACAACGTTTAGTGTTACATACACAGCAGGATATATTCAAGTATATGTAAACGGTGTTTTGCTGAATGGCACTGATTACACGGCAACAAACGGAACTTCTGTTGTTTTGGCTGTAGGATGTAACTCTGGCGATATTGTGGAAACAATCGCAATGACTCTTAGCAGCGTTGGAACGGTTGCGGCATCTGGAGTGTTGGGCGGCACCAGTGGATATGTGTTGACTTCTAATGGTACAAACGGTGTTTGGCAGGCTCCTGCTGTAAGTTTGTCAACAGCGCAAACATTTACAGCTACTCAAACGTTTAATGGATCGTCAAGCACTTTTGGAACAACATTGCTTGATTCCGATGAAACCGTTAACGTAGTTGCAGCCGCCCCATCAAGCACAACTAATTTCTACATCCAAAGCGGTGCGGTTCAGTATTACACATCCAACGCTGCTAACAACTGGACTTTGAATATAGCTTTTAGTTCAGGTACATCATTGAACACAGCATTGTCAACCGGACAATCTGTGACATTCACTTTGATTACAACTCAAGGTTCTACTGCTTATTACAATAGTGCCGTAACCATTGATGGCACATCGGTTTCACCCAAGTGGATTGGTGGTGCTCCAAGTGCCGGAAACGCAAGTGGACTTGATGTTTACCGCTATGCCGTTGTAAAAACAGGAAGTGCCACATACACAGTTTTGGCAAGCCTTACACAATACAAATAAGGATTAGCAATGCCACTTCAGCAAACTTCAGGTAATGTAACGCAAGATGCCTATGGTGGTGGTGCATCTGCGCCAGCACCTTTGTATGTAGAAAATGTTTTTAGCACTTATTGTTATAGTGGTGTTTCAGTAAATCAAGCCATACCAAACGGAATTCCATTGGCATCAACTTCAACATGGAATACTATTCAATACGGCATCAATTTTCCTTATGGGCAAACATATTTTTCTACAACTGATAGTAGTGGAAATATTTATGTTTGCGGACAAACATCGCCTGATTCTAGTAATTTTTATGCTTTTATAGCAAAATTTAATTCTTCAAACGTTTTGCAATGGCAAAATTTTTTAATATCTAGCACACAAGGTATTTTTTCGGGAATTTGCTTAGATTCTTCCGGTAATTCTTATGTTGCCGGTTATGCAAGTGATGGAACTAATAACTTTGGAATTATTGCAAAATATAATAGTAGTGGCACTATTCAATGGCAAAGAAAATTAACATATTCTTCAGGATGTACATACAATAATATTGCAATTGATTCATCAAATAATTTGTATGTTGCAGGACAAGGTTACGATGGAACAAATTATTACGGAATAATTGCAAAATATGACAGTAGTGGATCATTGCAATGGCAAAGAAAAATAGTTGAAGGCGGTAGCGCTCAACTCAACGGAATAGCCGTTGATTCAAGTAGTAATGTTTATGTTACTGGTGGTGCAGTTAATTCAGGGAATACATATACCTTAACCGTTAAATATAATTCTTCAGGTTCATTGCAATGGGCAAGAAAGTATACAAATGTAAACGGGTCTAGAGCAACAGGATTGGTATTAGATAGTTCTTCTAATGTATATATTGCAACATTTGGAGGTAGTTCTAATAATGTTGTTTATCTTCAATACAATTCATCGGGAACATTGCAATGGCAATATATTTTAAGTAATACAGGACCATATGGAAATTTGTGTTTAGATTCATCAAATAATATTTATATAACAGGCGCACAATCAAACGGTGGAAGATTTATATTAAAAGCCAATTCTTCTGGTGTTATATCTTGGGCTTTAAACGCATATGCATTTGAATCTAATGTAAGCGTGCAATTTTTGTCTACTGACACATCTGGAAATCTTTATGTAAATGGCATTGGTGGTATTGGATTCAGTGATATTGCTGTAACTGCAATCATAAAACAAGATGGTTCAATTTCTAATGGTGGATATTCATTAGTTTTATCTCCAAATAATACTATTGCTTCATCATCAACATCTGGAACTGATTCTTCATCAAGTGCAACGGATTCCGCAGGAAGTGGAACAGATGCGGCAAGCACGGCAACAACCTCAAGTGGCACGGCACTTTATAGTATCTATAACCAACCGGCTGTTTCAACAACTGGTGGAATGGTTTGGATTAAAGATAGAAGTGCAGTTAATCCAAACGTGGTTTTTGATACTGTTCGTGGCGCAACTAAATATATAGTTACAAGCACAACAAGTGCACAAACCACAAATGCAACAACGTTAACATCATTTACTGCGGATGGTTTTACTTTAGGGATTGATAGTTCTAATTACGTTAATGCATCTGATAACTACGCTTCATGGACATTTCGTAAAGCACCTAATTTTTTTGATATTCAAACATATACAGGCACAGGTTCAACACATACAATTTCTCATAATTTAGGTTCAACACCCGGTTGTATTATTGTTAAACGAACAGATACAACAGGAGTTTGGGCCGTTTATCACAATGGATTAAATGGCGGTACAACACCTGAACAATATTATTTGTGGCTTCAATCTAGTAATACTGAAACATCTGATTCAACATATTGGAATAATACTGCACCCACAACAACTAATTTTACTGTTGGAACATCAACAGATGTAAACGCTTCAGGCGGTTCTTACATTGCATATATATTTGGTGCAGGTGGAACAGGTGGATTTGGATTAACAGGAACACAAGATATTATTAGTTGTGGAACATTTACTAATGATGGAAGCGGTAATGCAACTATCAATCTTGGTTGGGAACCTCAATATTTACTATTTAAAAATTACACAAATGCTTCTACATGGGGCGTTATTGATGAAATAAGAGGATTTTCTCTAACGTTTGATAAATATTTATCTCCAAACACAACTGCAACAGAAGGAACATGGAGTTCAATAGTATATTATCAACCAACATCTACTGGTTTTAATGTTGTAAATTCAACTGCTTCTGCTAGTTACATTTACATAGCCATACGCAGGGGCCCAATGGCCATACCTACATCCGGAAATAGTGTTTTTACTCCTGTTGTGGATTTTTTATATGGCAGTTCTGCCGCAATCACTACCGGTTTTACAGAAGATTTATTAATACAAAATGAAAATAATGCTGCAGTAACAGGAAATATTTTTGATTGGGATAGATTAAGAGGGTCATCAAGTGCAAAAGGTGTTTATCTATTAACTAATAGCGCATCAGCGGAAACTTCACAATCAACATATGCAATAGGATTTGATAGAAACGCTGGAATTTTTGATAATTTTATGGGTTCAAACTTTGGCATTAATGACAATGTAACTTATTGGAATTTTGCTAGAGCACCCGGATTTTTTGATATTGTTTGTTACATCGGAACAGGAAGCGTTACTACAATTAATCACAATTTAAATGCTGTTCCTGAACTAATGATTGGTAAAAGGCGTGGTGGAAATGCTGGATGGGGTGTCTATTCTGCGCCAACAGGTAATGCCAACAGATTAGTTTTGAATACTAATGCGGCAGTTGCAAGTGACACAAATTTATTAAATAGCACCAATCCAACAAGCACAATTGTTACTTTAGGTAATTCAGCTTATTTAAATGCTTATTCACAAACACAAGTTTTATATTTATTTGCTAGTCTTTCAGGTGTATCTAAAGTTGGTTCCTACACAGGAAACGGAACAGGGCAATCAATAGCTTGCGGGTTTGGTGCAAATGGGGCAAGATTCATTCTTATTAAGCGCACAGATTCAACGGGTGATTGGTACTGTTTTGATAGTGCAAATGGGCTTACATCAACTTCTAGCCCTTACACAAAATGGAATGCCGGTGGCGCACAAACTACAGGTAACAATGGCGTTTATGCATCTAGCGGCGGGTTTACGTTGGGATCAACGGCTTCAACAACCACAAATATTTCATCAGCAAGTTATATTTTCTTAGCAATCGCATAAGGACAAATCATGCAAATACGAATTAGACAAAGCGGACAAGTGATGTATGAGGAAGCCTTTAGGCAATACATCCTTCAAAGCCGTGGCGCATCATGGAATCAAACCACAACAGAAATTCTCAATGAATTGGGTGTTGACGTTGTATTGGACGGCCCACAACCCACTTTGACTCGCTACCAAGTTGCTAGTGCTGGACCTGCTGTTCAAGAGAATGGTCAATGGTATACATCATTTACAGTATCAGACATGGCTGATGAAGCCAAAACTGCTTTAGACACAGCTCAAGCCGTAAGCGTCAGAGAACAAAGGGATGCTAAACTTGCCAAATGTGATTGGACTCAAGCAGTAGATTGTCCTCTGACCAACAAGGCTGACTGGGCCACATACAGACAAGCATTGAGAGATTTGACTAAGGAAACAGGTTTTCCTTGGACTATGACTTGGCCTACTGATCCTACTGGAGATAAATAAATGACTATTCCTCGCAACCTATCATTTCTAGCAGAAGGTGCTAGTTCAACTGGTGTATTGGGTACTGCTAATGGTGGTACTGGATTAAACACATTAGGAACAGCAGGACAAGCGTTGGTTGTTAACTCTGGTGCTACTGGGTTGACTTATTCAACTCCTAGTGCTGGTGCTATGAGTTTGATTAGTACGCAGACCGCTAGTAATTCTGCAACAATTTCTTGGACTGGATTAACAGGTTATAACAATTATTTGATAATTTTTGATGATGTATATGCTGCAACAG